CTTCCGACCTAGCCAGACAGATCCTGTCTTCCTGGCTAGATCGGGCGCTCTCCTTATTACGCGAGGAGTTGCTGTGTTCCGCGCCCCGAAGGGAAATGGTTCGATGTTCTGTATCTCGTGTCGACCATGACGACAAACGGCTCGACAGATATCTCCGGTCTCCCGGCCTTACGTGTCGTGCGCTATAACAGTGAAAAAGATCGTTTGGCACAACCGGGCTGGCACTCTGGCGAGGCCCGTATTTTTCCAGGGTGTTACGGTGCTATCTACATCGCGAAGCCCGAAGGCTTGACGCTGGAGACAGTTACTACTCACACGACTCTACGAACGCGTTGTATTCGTCGTCGGTCATCTCGGTTGTATCGACCCAGCCATCAGCCAGGTACACGGTGACTTCTGCCGGATGAATCCACCTGAATTCAAATGGCGCCGGGTACACCATGAAACGGAAACCTTCTTCGATCAGGCTCATCTCTATCTCCAGTCAAACCACTTAAAACTGCGCTACCTTTGAGCGGACCCACTGGATGCGATTCTCGTTGAGGTGCATTGCGTCCGCGCCAGATTCCTCGTAGAACAGTTCTCCACCGCCAAATGGGTAGTCTCGGTTCAGTCGGTCCGCACCAAATACATCGGTTAGCCCATAAATCTCATCGTCTGCATCACCCTCGGCGACGCCGATCTCTTCCAGGTAATACTCGAAGCTGACGCACAATCCGAGGTGCCGCTCGAACGGATTGTGATTCGGCGCTCCCGCATCAACCCACTGGATCCAGTCAGAGAGAAAAGCCTTCAGGTTCTCGCTCATCGCCGTCTCACAGATCAAACGGAAGCTCGAACACGGCCATACCTTCGTCGTCGTAACCTTTGAAGATCGGTTCGTTGTTCATCTCTTCCTCCAGGGTGGTGTGGGTGACTCGATGACTGAATTATTAGTCATGCCTAACGGAAGGTCAAGCTATTTTTTAGGCATGACTAACTCTGAGGTCGAAAAAAATCCCGCTCGGTGGCGGGACTTGCTGGTTAATGCCTATGTCTCGTTACGGCCTCGACTATCAGTAACACGTGGCGGACGATCTCTGTGATTGTCTCCTCGGCGTCTTGCAGCCTTTCTTCGGTTGTTCTCTCAGATTCTGTTTTGTTGCGACGATAGACGGTCAGGTCTGCGACGTCGCTATGGTTTGTGCTTCCTTGTTGCACGCTCTTTACCCCCAAATTTTTCCAGGTCGGAAGCCAGCGCCTCTTTGGCCCCTGCCAAGGCCTCTGCTTCACTTGGGGGATTCTGCGCCTGCGTAAGAGCGCCTGCAACCTGTAATGCAGCGTTCAAATGAGCGAATAATTTCCGCGACGGCTCGCCAAGCCCGTCTACGCGTTCGACCCACAGAACGAGCTTCCGCGCTTCGTTGCTCAGAGGGGTCTTTTCCTCTGTGATCGGACCTTTGCCTTTATCTATGCCTAATATCAGCCACCATGGGTCAAGGCCAAAAACGTCGCATATTTTCAACAGATTGGGGGCTTCCAAGGTCTTGATTTTGCCGTTTAGCCACCCCGAGGAAGTCGGCACGGACACCTTGCACAGCCGGGAGAGGTCGGTTGCGTTGATGTTCTTCGCCTTGCATCGGTCGGCGAGTCGGGAGTTCCAGTTTGTCATTAGGTTAGCCTAACTTAAATTTTCTAAGGCATGCCTTGCATGTCGAATTAGTTATGCCTTATACTTAGGCATGGCTAAGAAACGTAACCCCTCGAAAAAGCGCGATCCCCTCGCCAGTGCGGTAATTGCCGAGCTGGGCGGGGTCGCGGCTACCGCCCGAATCTTTGGCGTCAAGTCCCCTTCCATTATGGGCTGGCTGGAAAAGGGGATACCCAAGGCGCGGCTTATGTATCTCGAGGTTGCTTATGCCAAGGAAATGCGCACGGCGCGCCGGATCAAGGGCAACGGAAAGATTGACGAGTTGATGACGACCGATGACACGCAACAGGACGGTGGTGGCACCTCGGATCGGAAGCTCAAACAGGATCGGGTCGCGCTGTAACGGATAGGACTGCATAGCGGTTCTTCTTTTTAAGTTATCGGAGACCGAAGTCTCCCTTTTTTTGCGCTGCACAAGAAACCCTAACCGTCCCTAAATATGCGGGGGCGTCAGGGAAACCAGGCAGAAGCGGGCCCGCAGAGCCGCTCCCACTAACGCTTAGGGCCGAGAACCAGGATGAGTAAATTGTTCTACGACGACGAACATGAAGCGCTTCAGCTCATGGTCTCGAACAGCGGAAAGACGATCAAAGAGGTCGCCCACTTTCTCTGGCCGGACATGAAACCCGATAGCGCGTATGCCAAGTTGAAGGCATGCCTCAACCCCAAGGGCGACGAACAGTTCAAGTTCGGCCAGGTGATCGCGCTCATGCGCTTCTGCAACTCCTACGAGCCGCTGGAGTACGTGTGCGACGAAACCATGCACGCGCGGCCGGCTCGCAAGGCTCCCGAAGATGACGTGGTGACTATCGCGGAAATCATCGAAGGCGCTGCCGACACGATGACCAAGGCGATGGCCCAGCTTGAGCGGCTCCAGCAGTACCAATCGACACCGATCCGGGCACGGAGGGCAGCGTGACTCCCACCGACGACCATGGCCTGACCACGAAAATGCAGTGTGATCGCCACGACTCCAAAGGCTTCACTGCTGCCGACATGCTGGACGACTGCCCGCTCTGCTTCTTTACCGCAGTCGGCCTTCTGGCGGTCTGCGTGGTTGTTGGACTGTTTGTTTTGATTGGGGTGATCTGATGCGCGGCCTGATCCTCTTCGCTTCGATCGTGTGCGGCCTGATGGCGGTCGCGTGGCTTGGCAGTGTTGTTTTGGAGGCGTTGAAATGAACTACGCCCAAAAGCTCCGAGACCCTCGCTGGCAACGCAAGCGCCTCGAGACGCTTGAGCGTGCTGGATGGAAATGCGAGTGCTGCGACTCCTCGACGAAGACGCTGCACGTCCATCATAAGCAGTACATCAAGGGCCGGGAACCGTGGGAATACGAGGACGAGAATTTCGAGGCACTTTGCGAGGACTGCCATGAAGAGGCGCACGAAAGCAAGGATCTGATTAACGAGATTCTCGCTTCTGTTCCGTCGTCCATGTGGCCCGACCTCGCCAGCTTACTCACGGGGTACATGTCACCTTTCGTCAGTGTCGAGACATTCAAGCTGGCGAAGTCTTCTCATCACGTAGGAATCGGAGGATTGGCATACGTCGCTTCATTTTTGTCGGACCAAGGCCTTGATGCGGTTCAAGCCGCAGTAGACAAAGCCGCCACAGAATCAACCAAAGGCCATTCTGGCGAATAACGTGATCGAACTACCCTCACCCATGACGCCGGCCGATTGCGATTTACGGGACTTCCCGTTCATCCCGCTTGATATCCAGCGTCTGTTCAGTTCTGAGTTTCACGCGCGTAGCAGCGATGCGGAGTTTCGCGCTGGCTTCACGCTATGGTGTAAATCGTTTCATCAAGTGCCCGCCGGCTCCCTGCCTGACGATGATATCTCGCTGACACGGCTCTCCGAGCTGGGAAGAGACGTCAAGGGATGGAAGAAGTTGCGCGAGGGCGCTCTCTACGGATGGATCAAATGCAGCGACGGGCGCTGGTATCACCCGGTAGTGGTCGAGAAGGCCTTAGAGGCATGGAACGGCAAAAAGGCTCAACGCGCGCGCACAGCCAAAGCACGAGTTCAGGCTCTGTTGACTCGTCTGTCACAAGCCAAGGACTCCTTCGATGCGGCTTCTATCGAGGCATCCATACAGACTCTGTTGGAGTCTATGTCACAACTTCTGTCACAGAACGAATTCAGGTCTGTCGAATTGTCTGTCACAGAGTCGTTGACAGAAGCCAAGAGAAAGAGAGAGGGAAAGGGAAACGGAGAGGGAAAGGGAAAACCTAGTAATACCTTTCCTGACGGAAAGGGCGCTGACGCGCCGCCCGATGCCGCCAGCATGACCAAGGACGAACTTTGGGCTGCCGGCAAATCCCTGCTGGCTCAATCCGGCATGCCTGCGAAGCAATGTGGAACTTTCGTTGGCGCGCTCGTAAAGGACTACTCCGCCGAGGTCGTGATCGACGCTGTGCGCGCTGCTGTGCTTGAACGCCCCGCAGATCCCGCCGCGTACCTCAAGGCCGCTTGTCAGCACTCCGCTGGTCAGCGCGGCCGCCCGAACAAGCAGGAAGCGCTAGAGGCGCGCAACCGAGCCATTGCTGAACGCCTCGCCCAGGAGGAATCGTGAACGCAGCAGACAAGCCAAAATTTTTCGCTCTCATGGGCGACGTGCAGGCCTTTTACGGCAAGGACTTTTCGGAGTTCGCCGGCCGTGTGTGGTGGGAGGCATTGAAGTCATACGACTATCGCGCCGTTGCCGACGCACTCAATCGTCATTGCGTGAATCCGGACACGGGTCAGTTTTCACCGAAGCCCGCCGACGTCGTGAAGATGCTCTCGGGATCGACACAGGATGCTGCGTTCGTCGCATGGTCGAAAGTTGATCGCGGTGTACGCCAGGTGGGAACGGGCCGCAGCGTCGTATTCGATGACCCTGTTATCCATCGCGTGATTTCCGACATGGGTGGCTGGTCGGAAATGGGCCGGAAGACAGAAGACGAATGGCCGTTCATTCGCAATGAGTTCGTCAATCGCTATCGCGGTTATCGGATGCGCAGCGAGATTCCCGAATATCAGCGCGTGCTGATCGGGCATTACGAGGCGTCGAACAACCAGCTTGGTTTCGAATCGGATCCACCGACACTGATTGGCGAACCCGAAGCGGCCAAAGCGGTAATGCTGGGCGGATCGGACAAGCCCCTGCTGCAGGTCACGCACTCTGGCATTGAAGGCGTCGTAGAGAAGTTGCTGATCGAGCACAGGGGTGCCGCATGACCACCGAACGCATCTGCCGTCACTGCCAGCACGCGACGACCGAACCCGGCAACGAGCAGCATTACAAGGTCGGTCTGCGCAACTGCGCCAAGTTGCCCATCCATATCTTCGTTGGTGGAAACCATACGTGCAGCAAGTGGGAGGCCAAGTAATGGGCGCACCGAACATGTCAAAGGTTGTTGCTTATCTCTCCTCGCGTCCGCGTGGCGCCTACGGCTGGCAGATAGCCGAGTACCTGGAATCCGAATTGCACAGCGCCGGACAGACGCTGGCGCGCATGCTCTCGCGCGGCAAGATCATTCAACAGGTCGAAGCGGAAACGCGTGGAGATTCGGTGTGGAGTCTGCCTGCTGACGCGTATGTCGAAACGCCTCCGGTATTCCGCGCGAAAGAGATCCTCGTTGGCTTTCAGGAGGCGGCGCGAGCTAAACAAGCGAGCACCGCGCCAACCATGAAATCCAGGGCAGACGAAATTTTGATGGGGGAGATATGAGCAAGTCGCAAAAGCCGCGCCACAAAAAGCGCGCGCCGCAGTACGTCAATCCTAACGCCTGCATGATCGCGCTCGAGCGATTCAAGGTGCTTCGCAAACCGGTGGATGACGCCTTTGCCTCCGAGTTTGATCTTGCCGCCTTGACGGCGCTTGATGCCGTGGCGCGTGGTGTCGGCACAGTCGATCAATGGGACACGCTTTCGCACTGCATCAATCAGGCGTGGTTGCTAGCGCAAGGGGGTTGCGGATCTGAAGCCAAGCCCGCACTGATCGAAGCGCAAGAGGCCATGAAGCGCATGGTGCCGGGTTACCGTGACAACGGGAAACTTCTGTTTGCCTCTGATTCCGAATTGCATGCTGTCGAGACGGCGCTGTCTCTGTGGGCAGCGCAAATCAGACTCACAACCGTTGGCGAATTTACCGCGGCGACTGAACTGGTCGAGCGCGAGTACTGGAAGCCCGAGCATCAGGAGGCAGCATGAAAGGCAAAGAGTGGACCAAAGAGGAAACGGAAATTCTCCGTAGCATGTGGGCGGCAGCCGGCACTATCAAATCAAACGCCCACCTGCTGCCCAATCGGACGTTGTACGCCATCATGGGCCGCATTGCCGAACTTGGTTTGCCGTCTCGCGGTAGTCGCAGCCGGTCCTCATACAGATGGGTCGAGGAAAGCATAACTCGTGCGCTCAACGAGAACGGCCCTCTTAACTGCCATCAGTTGTCGGCATTGACTGGCGCATCCTGGCCGAGAATCCGCCAGACCATGCGCGGTGGTCACGGTACGAAATTTCGGATCGACGGATGGTGCCGCCTAAACCGGACCGGAAACCACACGCCGGTATGGGCAATTGGCACTGGAGA